TCCTGGGCAAGATATAACTTAGAAGTTTTCTGCAAGAGTTGATTAAGTATCTCTGTCTCGTAATATGCCTTTGCACATCCAGATTTAATCTCAACTATTGGATATGACTCTTTGATCTTCCCTCTTTTTGTGACCACTAATCCTTTCCCTTCAATTTTAGAGATAACCGAGTATTCAGGAAGTAAATTAGAATACATTCTTTTAGACCACGTAATGTCTGGAACTTCTTCGATTTTCCTAGCTTTCATTATGTGCCTATCTTGAGTCATGTATACTTCAGGTTCAGCATAAAGAAACCATTTCATATTATCACCTAAAAAAGAGGATTAACCACAGTAGTGGTAGTATCCTTTGCTGTATACTGCGTATACTGTTGTACCGTCTCTCTGCCCTTCGGCAACTTCAAAGCCTCCGTGGTACCAGGCAATTGAAGCAGCGATTTCAATCGCTTGCCGGAAGTCAAGAGGACTAGGGTAACCACATGGTTCTTTCCAGTGCTTTTTGCTCTGGAATGATTCAAATACTTCTTTGAGTTTAAGGATTTTAGGAGTATTGTCATGACCTGCGTTTCTACATTCGGTCATGGTTTCATTCATGAGTTCGACAGCGAGCTTGCGAATTTCTTCGCAGTTGTTTGGGGTTGTGATTGGGGAAATCATTGGAAAGAACTCCATTTGGGCACACGCCCTTACTACAATATACTATACACGCTCATAATATATATAGTTATGTGCGTACTTGGTATGGTATACGCCACTGGTATATTTTCCGACTATCTAATAAATATCCTTTAATATGTTAACACCGTTAATATAAACACTAAATTAATCCCCTGGGAATTACAACGCCCTGAACCAGTAACAACCCCTGAACCAGTTGAAACCGGAACCATAACAGTAACCGCCCTCTATTCAGATGGAGCAACTGTTATCCCTTCTGGAATCGCTCAAGTATGTAACGCTGACGGGAGTGTAGGAACTGAAATTCCGTTCGAGGGTGGCACATTCAAAATAGAACGTCCCGCAGGTGATTGTATTATCAATATCGTAGTTGAAAACGTAGTAATTGCAACTAAAAACTTTACTATTATTGTTGGGGAAAATCCAGGGCAGAGCGTTGTAACCAATTGAGGATTAGTTTGTTTTTAATTATAACATAACCTGGAGTTATCAACTTTGTAAAAAGTTACCCGAAAAAACAGCAAAACTGCGCGTGGCTTCTCCAAACGCAGTTAATTAAATCAAATCTCTTCTTTTATGATAATGCTCTGCTCGCATAACCACAACAGCGCGGCGTTGTTTATTTTTCGCATTCCTTGTGTAGTTCTACCATCATGAATTATCGATCTGTGAAGCTTTTTTGGGATAAACATCCCTAGTTTAGTTGAGCCGTTTAAATACATGTGGTGGTAATGAGATCCTTCAAAATATTGGTTTATGGGATTGAATCCAAGTCCTCTTAATTCATGGTGTGAATTTATCAGATTTTTAACTTTTCCACGCCTTGTTTTAATCCATTCTGATCTATATGCTTTCATCTTTTCTTTGTTTTCGGATATGTATTTTCTGCTATACTCTCGATTTTGTTCTTTGTGTGTCTCGCTGTACTTCGTTTTGTACATTTTTATTTCATCTTTGTGTGAATCTTTGTACCTCTTGTTATATTCGAGTATACGTTCTTTATTTTCTTTGTAATATTCTTTGGATTTATCTGATTGGCGTTTTTTCGTTTCTTCCTTTTTTTTCCTTCGATTCTCTTCTTTTTCATCGCGTTTTCTATTTTTCCATTTTTTAATCTGTGCCCGTTTTTCTTCTCGGAGAGTTTCTATATCGTCGCCATCTGAACACATATTTCCACATTCTTTTATGTAATTAGTCGCATTTTTCAAGTTTATCCATTATACGGTTTAGTAAATTGTTCCAAGACTCTCCTTTTTTCCCGAAAGTTCTAAGTCTGTCTCTGGTTTCTGTATCTATGGATATCGTAGTTAATGTCATGTATTACTATATGCACTTATACGTACTTATACGTTTCGCATAACAAAGCGATGGGTATACTTTAATAAGTTAACAGCGTTAACAATGATAAGGGATTTACTTTTATTTTGGACTTGGTAACATGTGTGAACTCTTCTTAACCATCGGGGAAATCAACAGACAGCAAATGGAAATGGAAATTTACAGGGTTAATCAGGAAAACGAAAAAGAACAAGAGGCTGAATAATTGCTTCCCTCCTTAGTATTCGGAGAATATGCCGGTGTGCTGTTCATCCAGCCGCGTCTTAAACTAATGTATTTCTCTTATGAAAACATGTACGAGAGAATCAGAGTGCATAAATATACTAGCTGGTGGTTAAATGGTGTCGGAAATCTGCGGGACCTGCGAAAAATACAAAAAAGATGATGATTACCCGCCTAAGTTTATGGGCGAGTGCTCTGCCAGGAAAAAGTTAGTAGCTTATTATTCAATTTCTGAATGTGGTATGTGGGAGCCTGCCCAATGACCTCAAAAAAACTGTTAGATTCCGACGAAATCAATCAGCTTGAATCCAGATTCATCTCATTATTCGAAAGAACAATAAAAAAAGGGTTTAATACCTCAGGTCCGAAACTCAAAAACTCTATAAAAAAACAGTTTAAAACGTCTACTTTTCAAAAACAGATTGATTCAATCCTGGATGATATTGTCTTATACACCGTGGACTATACAGACAAAGAATTAAGCAAGCTCCTGAAAGCCGCTATAAACTCAAGAACTGGAGGACTTAGACTATCTGCATCTGAGACTATACTTCCTTTAACTGAGGAGGCTGTACGGCAGTCTGTAGAACTCTCTGAGCTTATAGCTGATTCGATTATCGAGGTATTGAAAGAAGAAGCGATTTACCAGGAAAGCCCGGCAGATTTAGCCAGGAGGGTTCTGGATTTATGGGGTGGTGAGAAATATAGAGCGGTTAGATTTGCCAGGACGTTTTCTGCTGACGTTGCGACCTCTACCGCGCTTAATAGATATAAAAACAATGGGATTGAAGAAATACAGTTTTACGCTAAGATCGACGAGAGGACATCGCCGCAATGTCGTGCACTCATGGGAACCGTTTTTAAGACAGATTCTGCTGAAGCAAGGCGTTACGTCCCTCCGTTGCATTTTCATTGCCGGTCGGCTTTAGTTCCGATCACTGTAACTATGAAGGTTGACAATTCTTTAAGATATGAAAATAGAAACTTTTCAAAACAGTTAGGCCAGGATCTTAAGCCTCTTAAAGACATCGTGGATAAAAAAGATATTAAGAAAACGTTTGAAGAAATCAAAAAATTTAAAGATTATTGGGGGATTCCGTCTTTTATTTTAGAGGAAGACATTGAAAAAAGGTTATTAAAATTGGGGGTTGGGTTTTCTACTTAACAACTTTTTTCAAATTGCATTTATACTCGCCGTCGGAATACTCTAATGAATTGACGGTTCCAATTATTTGATTATCAAATGAAACTAATATTTCTGTGGAAGTTGTTGTTTTATGTTGAGTATTTAAATCCATGCTTCACCATCCCAGGTTTTCGTATGAAAGATCCACATTATATATTGCAGCCATGCGGATTCCATTGAATTAAACACTACCTTTCTCATAGGGGAGTAAACCCAATTAGAAAATACATAAAGCAACTCTGGATCGAAGTCCTCGCCGTCTTCTAAACACATTTTTTGAAGTTGGGCTTGACTCGGTAAAGGTCTGGCATCCCCCAGCAAACTTCTGATGTCATCACTGGTGATCTCAATGTCATATACTTTAGATCTATATACTACAGCATCACCTACGTAGTGTACTTTCATATTATACGGAGAATTGTATTCAAGTACGAATCGATCTCCGTCTTTCCACTCCCACCCTTCAAAGAATTTATCTGGAAGGGCGCGAACCATTTTTATATATTGATCGTCCATTTACTTTTCACTCTCCTTTTAATCTCCATCTTTCATTTAGAATCTAAAATTTCTATTATTCGATGTTCCAATACTGAAATATGACTTTCTTCGCAGGATTCAACCAATGTCCGGATTTTGCATAATTTACCGTCCTGCTCTTTCAACCATATTTCACAGTCTGAAAGTTTAATCTTGAGTTCGTTTATCAGTTGTTTATCTGGATTCATTTCCATACTTATTTTGTTATATTTTACTTCAATGGGTTCTGTCATATTGTCTAATATCATCATTCCCATATTCATTACATCTATAATTTCGAGGGCTAGTTCATTTGAAACTTTAAAATCATTCTGTGAATATGGGGTATTCATATATTCCGCATTGACTTCAGCAACTTCATCGAATAATCTATTAATTAAATAATGATTCGTGCAGGATTTCCAACCACCTTTGTAATCATTTGCCCTGAGGACTCTTTCCATCACACTGGCAGCTTTTAATACACCTGGTCTTATCTCAGTTAGATCAATGTTGTACATTTACTTTTTCACTCCGTTATCTCAAATCTTGGATTCAACTCTAAGAATTCATTTAATTGATTTTCGTCTCGAAATCGGTATTCAAACCCATATGCAAACTCGCGATCGTATAAATTTACTTTAATCATTATTTTCAACTCCTTCGATTCATACATTTTGGAGGAAGATATCGAAAAAAGATTATTGAAGTTGGGGGTTGGGATTTCTACCTAAGTTTGGGTATTTTTTACATCCAAATTGGGAGATATTCCAGCAGGTTCACCAAATGAATTTTTTACTTCCCTACTATATACATATCCATATGCTAACAAACATTTCTCGCATTTTGGTATTTCAGGATGCCAGTTTACGCCATACACCATATGATACAATTTTAGGTTATGTTTTAAGCAAATGTGATAAGGCTTAGGTTTTAATTTGTTTTGTTCGTCTTCCGTGATGCTTAGGTAGTAGCAGTTTTTACAAAAACCTTGAAACATTATTTTTCAACTCCTTCGAGTCCCTCTATAAACTGATCAACATAATCTAAAAAGTAATCTGCCATACTTAACTCAGCCTGATAACTTCTAATATCAGATTGAAGCGTGATGATATGTTTCATTCTCATGTATCGCGAAATGAGCTTTATAATCATAAAAGGACGTCCCCGTGCCGCTTGATATCGTAGAAACTGCTTCGATTGTGCAGACTTCTATACCGGATGGAGCGAATATTTTAAATTTAGTCATTTTTTACACACCAGCCATATCAAACCGTTCCATCAATTCTACTATTTTCATACTGTCCTTAATGCCTTTCAACTCTCCAAACTCGTTTCTAATTTTCAATGCTTCTTTGTATGAGAGTTTTATGTGGAGTTTTTCTTTCTTTTTAACTATCATTATATCAAATCCCAAAAACACGTCCAAACTGACACATAATAAACTGTTCGAGCGTTTTCCTCAGCCACGCCTCGTCTGGAAACTCATCAAGTCTATAAGTTTTCACGAGTTCAAAGTCTCCAGGACTACGCTGTGTGTAATACCTTACTATGTATTTATCCCTGCTTCGTTCAAACTCGCAAAGGAACTTATAGTCTTCAATCGGCATTTCTGCATATCCGATTTCGTCCACGATTTCTTTAAGTGACCGCCGGGTATGTTCTTTTTTAGTCATCAGTTTTAACCTCCCCTCCACAGAACGGACAGAAATTAATAACTGTTTGAATGTGGATTAATAAAATGGCTTCGTTTTTTCGGTTTATACAAACCAGCTGGAATAACCGTGGGTCTGGCCCCCCATTACTTTTTAGTAATTCTGTTTCCATCGCTTTGCAGAAATTTAATGTGTTATCTGGGTTTATTTTGCATTTATTCATCGTTTTTTACCTCCATAAACGAGTTAACAACATCTACGACCCACTGAACTAATACAGGATCTTTAGTGTTAATCACGATGTCATATCCAGATATCACATTAAATAAACCAAAGTACGGTGTAACACTTATTTGATACTGGATTTCTGGTGATCTTTTTCCTTTATTCAGCGCTTCCATAACATCCGGAAGCCAGTTTTCAGGTATTCTCATGGTTAGTTGGATATCAAGTTTCATAGTTTATTCTCCGTTATAACATATCTTTCTCAAACCTGTTCAACTTCGGAACCATCTTAAACAACTCGCCCAAGTCTCCGAAAGTCTCTTTATATAATTCATCTACCTGCCTGCATAATTCACCAGGGTTTTGTTTACATCCTACATGCGGGGGCACGTTGTATTTCAGTTTCGCGTCTTCCATTATATCGTTTGCCCAAGCCTGTAATATTTCGTCTTTCAGTTCCGGACGTTGATCTATTAATATGCTGAGTTTGCGTAATTCCTCATCGTTTTCTATTTTATCTAAGATGCGTTTTATATGGTCTTCTAAAGTCAGTTTAATCACTCCTTAATCCACACGGGCTTTTGATCGTCTTCATATGGGCATATCGTAGGCGCCCTGGCTATATGTGACGGTATGTTAAGTGTAAGGCTGCACGGCGCGGGGCATTCTTTACATATCCATGTTGTTGACATTTTTATTCATCTCGGCGATTCAAATTCCTCAATACTACAATCATCAGAAAATATGATAGGTTCTCCCGGGGTCCACACGGTAGAATAGTTCCTAACGAGCTGCCCTATGAACCTGCGTGCTTCGTCCTTTGTTTCAAAATTGCCGAGGGTTATGCAATATCGTTTCATCGTTTATTCATCTCCTTTCGGAAACCTATTCAATACCCTAGCACGACTATATACAGCCGCGTTCTTACTTGCCTGCGCTTTCTCGTCGTCAACTTTCTTCTGGCATTCCAAAAAAAAATTAGCTGAATCCCATCCAGCCAGGAAAATAATTCCTGTTACAACGCTTAGTACTATTCCATCCATTCTTTTGACCTCGATTTTCTTTTATGTTATCTTATGATTTGCTATACTCCTTTACGCGTTCATATTATATATACTTTCTTTCTACGATTCTTACTTAGAAAGACTTAAATATAATGCTGTAATAAATAAGAGTATATGAGAACAATTAATGAAACTTTTGAAAATGAAGAATTCGAAGAACTTGTGGAAGTAAAGAAACGAACAGGTAAGAACTGGCATGATTTAATAATGACTTTGGTAGATACGGATGAACAGACGGAGGAATAACTCATGAAAATAATCCTATCAAACAAAGTAGAAATTGAACTCACGAAAGAAAAAGCGCAAGCATTTCGTGATGAATTGCGTTTTGCCTGCCATACTGTGAGTGTATTACCTGTGATGGAAGAAGTATTGGCATTGATGGAGGATTAATATGTTACCACGCGAAAAATTAAAACAGTGTTTTACCTGCAAGAATAACCTCGAATGTTGGGGATTAACTGAAGATATACAAGATGTGAAATTAAAAAAACACTTTGCATTTTTCTGTCAGAAATGTGAAACATGGAGAGTGTTACAGCAACTAAAAGACGGTGGTAAAGTGGATGGAGTTATAATAAGATGTGGGAATTGTGGCACGCGCGTGAAACTTAAACGCGATTAATTAATTTCTTTTTTTTATTTTCTATTTTCCATATACGATAGATATATTTTAATATGTTAACGCCGTTAACATTAATGAATGACTATTTTTATTGAGGGTGACGTATTCCCGATTGACGAAAAAAACGTCAACGGTTGGGGAATAAAAGAATCAGAAGTAGATAACGCTATAAACTCCTTGAAATCCTCCGTTTCCCGCATATGCTCACGCGAAAGCCCGCACGGCTGCGACGAGACCGAAGATCCTAAAAGTGAAATCGGCAACGTTGTCGATTCTTGGAGGGATGGGAAATGGGTGAGGGCCAGAGTTGCCGTTACTGACTCGGTGGCCGAACAGAAAATCAAAGACGGGACGTGGAAAAACACCTGGTCAATATACGGAAAAGCCGCGAGTGTTACGGATGGGTGGGCTAACGGTTTTAACGCGCGCTCCTTAACGCTTGTACAAAATCCTGCATGGAAAGATGCATCGTGGGAAGTTGCAGCCTCCGACGGTGGAGAAGTCGGGCTTAGAACTGTTACAGAATTTACACTAATAGCATCATCACAAAATAATAAAGAAGGTGGTCTATTGACTCCTGAAGAAGAACTTGAAAATCTCAAAAAGGAAATCGAAGAAAAAGACGGTAAAATCACCGAGCTTGGAGAGCAGGCCGGGAAAGTTGAAGGTCTGGAAAAACAGGTTGGGGAACTTGGGGCATCTGTCAAGGATCTTGAAAACAAACTCAAGGAAAAGGAAACCCTGATTGCATCTATGGAGAAACGGGAAGCCGTATCAATGCCGATGGATGAAGTAATGAAAAAAGTAGCCGCTGCAATTGCGGAACATGACGAACAGCAGGCAATTTTAAAGGCCAATGCTGAAGCTAGGGAAGCTTTTGTCGCAGCCAGGAAAGCACTTGGTATGGAGACTAAGGCCGATCAGTTCACGGCGTTAACAGCTTCGGAATTTAAAGAAATGACTGAAACGCTGACCGTGAAGCTTTCTGCAAGTGAGAAGCCTATTTATCCGGCTGATACTGGGAGCGGTGGGCCCAAAACTCAGATATTCGACCCTGACACCAAAACATACACTGAGGCATAAAAATGGTACAGCTTGGATGGAGAAAACCAAATAATAAAGTTTGTCAGAACGGCAGTTCTCTGGATACCCAGCAACTTCAGGTAGGAGCAAACGCCACCGCTGCTAAAATGCTTCCTGGAATCGTTGTATGTTTCGACACAAATGATTATTCTGTGAAAGAATATGACGGCGGCGGCGCACCCATCGGGTTTTTGGGATATGAAAACAGCACAGATAAACCTGAAACTATAGATACTGCTTACGCAGTTGGGGACTCTGTTGCAGTTGAATCCGGCCCAGGGAGGCGGCAGATGGGAAGACTTACCACAAGTCAGACCATCGTAAAAGGACAGCCTCTTTCGGTTACTACTGACGGTTATCTTATCGCCGCAACAGTAAACGGCGTTGTATCAATCGTTGAATCCGGAAATGATACCAAATCCACTGGAAACACCGATATCATAGGGGATGCAGACGAATCGATTGCCACGACTTCCGAAAGCAAAAAGATCTGGATCAGGACCAGGAAGTGATATAAATGACCTATAACGCACTTTTAGAAAATCTTAGGAAACAGTTTGATGATTCCGTAGTTCCTGTCCTGCGTGCACAGAGTGTAGGCCGTCAGCTTATGCCTGTCAATGCTAAACTGTCAGGCAAGGGGCTGGGAGTCCTCACCGTTGATACCCTCCAGTATGTAGCAAGGGCCGGGGCAATCACAAACTATGACATCCAGAACGATAACGAGGACACTGTAGATATCAAGAGTTTCCCCACCAGGATACCTGTCCAACAGGACGATGTGTTGATAAAATACAGGGACTGGAAAGCGTATCAGCTTAAGGGAATCCCTCTGGAAAACGATTTGTCCACAGACATGACCTCGAACATCATAGCCGAGCAGGACAAACTTATTGTAGATGGTTGGAAGCCGGACGGCACAAACTACGAAATCAAAGGACTTTATAATGTCGCCGGGAATACTGTTTCCGCTTCAGATAGTGGGACTTATGGAAATCTGAAATCGGCGGTTACCTCTGGTATATCCCTCCTGAAAGCAGATGGTGTATACTCGGTTGGGTATAACCTTGGGCTTGCCTCTTTCAATTTCGCCGAGGCTATGGATTCCGAAAACTCAACCGGAAAAGAAGAAATCCCTGCCATCCTCAAAATACTCAATGCGTCTGCACCAAACGGAAGCCAGCCAGGCCAGATCATTGAACTGCCGGATCTTGCGGCCGGGACCGGGATTATTACCCCGGTAGCTTCACAGGCAAACCTCAGATTCTTCGACATCATTGAAACTCAGACACCTCAAAACAACCTATGGTACGCTGACGGAAACACAAAAACCGGAGATATCAAGATGCAGCAGACCGCCGCACTTGTTCCACGGTTCAAGCACCTGAACACTGCAACCATGACTGATGTATGTGTCTGC